TTGATCTATGTCGGCTATTAAGATCAAGCGAACGAAGAAGCCGGATTCGGCATTCCTGCCATTCACTGCCACACCCAAGCCGAAAGCCCACTCCAACCTCGGCGATGTCTTGGGATTGGCAGCCAAGACCATCAACGTCGAGCCAGAAAAGCAGACGCGGGTGTTCGCGCAGGCGAAGAAGGAGCGTGTTCCGGAGAAGATGCCTATCGAGGAGAAGATGATCGCATTCATCGAGACCCTCAAGGTTCCGGATGGCCCAGACGCTGGTAAGCTGATCGAGCTCCGCGACTGGCAGAAGACCATGATTCGCCAGGTCTATGGGCCGACGATCCTCAGCGAGAAGAACGAGGTCGTCCGGGCTGTCCGGCAGGCGATCTGGACGATGGCCCGCAAGAACGGCAAGACCAGCCTTGCGGGGGGATTGATTCTCGGCCACCTGACCGGTCCTTGCGCGATCTGGAACGGTCAGCTATTCAGCGTCGCATTCGAGGTTGGTCAGGCGGCGCTCGCCTACCGCGCGTTCCAGAGCATGGTCATGCAAGACGCAGACCTGTCCGGGCGCATCACGCTGACGGAGTCCACCAAGAAGGCGGCCTGTAATCTGTCGAACAGCGTGTTCCGCGCGCTGTCCAGCGAGTCGCGCTCCAAGCACGGCCTCAACCCGAACTTCGTCCTGTTCGACGAGTTCTCGCAGTTCGGCCTGGACCGCGCTCTCTTCGACGTCATGACCACGAGCATGGGCGCCCAGAAGGAGCCCCTGGCTCTCGTGATCAGCACGCAAGCGGCTGAGGATGCAGCCGTTCTCAGCGAACTTGTGGACTACGGGCGGCAGGTCCACAAGGGGGAGATTCGAGACCCCACGTTTCACCTGACTGAGTATTCGGTGCCCATGAACGCGGACCCCTTTGACGAGTCCAAGTGGGCGATGGCGAATCCGGCGCTGGGAGACTTCCGCAGCCTCAACGAGATGCGCCAATACGCGAGTCGCGCTCGTATGCTGCCTACCATGATGAATTCTTTCCGTAACCTGTATCTCAACCAGCGGGTGTCGCAGACGGCCACCTTCGTAGACGAGGTCACCTGGGCGCGCTGCGCGGGGGAGATCGACTATGATGCGCTGGAGGGTCGTTCCTGCACCGCAGGGCTGGACCTCTCCTCCAAGGTGGACCTGACCTCGCTGGTGTTGGTCTTCGATGACCCACCGCATGAGGTCATTCCCTTCTTCTGGACACCGAAGGACTCCATGAAGGAGCGAACCATTCGAGATAAGGTTCCCTACGAACAGTGGGCCGCGCTGGGCTATCTCGAGGAGGCCCCAGGGCAGGCGGTGGATTTCCGCTTTGTGACTCAGCGCATCGCCGAACTGTCTGCGCTCTACAACATCAGGGCCATCGGCTTTGATCGGTGGCGGATAGACGTGCTTAAGACTTGGTTTGACGAGTATGGCGTGGATATACCCATGCTGCCCATAGGGCAGGGCTTCAAGGATGGCTCGCTCATGGTTGAGTCTATTGAGAACGCCTTGCTCAACGTCACCATGCGTCACGACGATCACCCAGTCCTGAAGTGGAACGCCATGAATGTCAAGGTGGTGCGAGACCCTGCGGGAAATCGGAAGTTTGACAAATCCTCAAGCACCGCCAGGATTGACGGCTTCGTGGCGCTCGCGATGGGCTTTCGCGTGAAAGAACTCCTGGACCCAGACGTGTCTGGAGAACTTCCGATCGCCATAATATAGGGCTTGTCAGGGGGACAACATCCGTGCTATCATGCAAAGCATGAACACAGTCTTCATCCGCGCCCTCCAGGACGCAGCCGATCCCTTCGTGTTCGTGGCATCGACCGACAGCGTCGATCGCTACGGCGACGTCATCCAACAGGACGGCTGGGTCCTTTCGGATTTCCGGAAGAACCCCATCGCCCTCTGGATGCACAACCATGATCAGCCCGTGGGCATCTGGGAAAACATCAAGGTGGACGGCGGAAAGCTGGTCGCGAAGCTGAAGCTCGCGGCGCAGGGGACCTCCACCCTGATCGACACGCTTCGGTCGCTGATCGAGCAGCGCATCCTGCGCGCCGTCAGTGTCGGCTTCCGTCCCCTCAAGTATGAGCCGCTCCTCAATGCGAAGGGCGAGCCCACGGGGGGATATCGGTTCCTAAAGCAGGAACTCCTCGAGATTTCCGTCGTCACGGTGCCCGCGAACCAGGAAGCCCTGGCCACGGCCCGCGCGAAGGGACTGCGGTCGTCCACTTTGGACAAGATCTTCTGCCCGCCCGGCACTGATGATCTGACCAAGCGGATGGCCGATCGGCCGACTGCCGCACCGACCACTTCCACCTCCCACAAGGGAACCAAGAGCATGAATCTCGCAGAACGCATCGCGGCGGCAGAGGCCAAGGCTGCCGACCTCCGCGACAAGATCACCGAACTGGCCGCGATCGACAACGCCACCGACGAACAGCTGATCGAGCTCACCGAACGCACGACGGAACTCGAGGCGACGACGAAGCTGCTCGGCCAGCTCCAGTCGGCGCAGCGGGCCCTCGCTGCCTCCGCCGCTCCGGCGGGCGCACGGACGACCCCGGCGGCTCCGGCCAGCATCCAGTCGCGCGGCACGACCGATCCGGCGACTCTGATGTTCCGCGCCGCGACCGTCCACCTGCGCTCGTTCTTCGAACGCCGCAGCGTCGACGATATCCTGCGCTCCAACTGGAACGCGCCGAAGGACCTGGAGGCCATCGTCAAGGCGGCGGTCGACCCGGCCATGACCGGCGTCCAGGGCTGGGCGGCGGAGCTCGTCGGCGAGACCGTCGGCGGTTTCGTGGACGTGCTGCGTCCCGACAGCATCTTCTTCCGTGTGCCGATGGGCCAGTTCACCTTCGGGCGCGGCAAGATCAAGCTGCCCGGCCGCGACCCTGCCGGGGGGACCCTCGCGGGTTCGTTCGTCGGCGAAGGCGCTCCGATTCCCGTCCGCAAGATGGGTCTGCTGAGCACGCCGCTCGAGCCGCACAAGCTCGGCGTGATCACGACCTTCACGCGCGAGATCGCCGCGATGTCCGATCCGCAGATCGAGCCGCTGCTGCGCGACGCGATGGTGCAGGACACCCGGGAGACGCTGGACACGCTGTTCCTCGATGCGACCGCTGCCGTCGCCGGTATCCGCCCGGCGGGCTTGCAGAACCTCGCGGGCTCGAACACCGTCGCCTCCTCGGGCACGACGCTGGCGAACATCATCACGGATCTCCGCGAGGCGATCTCGGCGATGACGTCGGGCAACATGGGTCGCAACCTCGTGTGGATCATGAACAAGCAGCGCATCATGTCGCTGTCGCTCGTGACCAATGCGGCGGGGACCTTCATGTTCCGCGACGAGCTCGCGAACAACCGGCTGCTCGGCATTCCCGTGCTGACCTCGACGACCGTTCCGGCGGGTGTCGTGTTCCTCGTGGACGCCGCGGAGCTCGCGACGGCCTACGACTCCATGCCGCAGATGGACGTGTCCGAGCAGGCCACGCTCCACATGGAGGACACGGCGCCGAAGCAGATCGTCGTGGCTGGCACGGGCGCAGCGGGCGCGACGGCGGTCACGGATATCGCCAATCCGGTCCGCAGCATGTTCCAGACGGCGAGCATCGCGCTCCGGCTGCTCTGGGATCTGACCTGGGCGCAGCGTCGCCAGGGTGCGGTCTTCACCGTGACCGGCGTGGCGTGGTGATCAACTTCCCCCGGCGGGGCAACTCGCCGGGGGGACCTCTCGCTGTTCGGAGACGAGCCTATGTCCCAGTCTATCCCCGGCATCATCCCCCCGCCCGCGTGGCTGACGGACATGACCGACCCCTCATATCTCGATGGAGTGTTGGCCGCCCTGCCGTTCGGAGAAGTCTATCCCCCGGTTTTCCTCAAGATGTTCGCTCATCCCATGAAGTGGGATAGTCTGGTGCTGCAAATCGGCGGAGGGCCTCCCGGCACCCAATACGACATTTATTGGGGAGACCCGGGTGTCCCCATTCCTGTTGGGGTGTATCCCCCGGGCGCGGGATTTTCTCTGGATGAATACACTCCGGGTGCTGAATACGACGGATCCCTGCGGACTCGGGACCTCACGGGGACCGCCACCGGGGGTGAGACAGTGAATGTTCTGGTCACACCTTCCGCGGGAGGCAAGACGCTGACGGCCTCTGTTGTCCTCGGCCAGCCCCCGGCATAAGGATCAGCCACCATGCCCCAGTCCATCCCCGGCATCATTCCCCCGCCCGCGTGGCTGACGGACATGACCGACTCCTCGTATCTGGATGCGGTGTCCGCTGCGCTGCCATTCGGCGCGCTGCCTCCGCCCCTGTCTGTGCGGATGGAAGTCAACCCTGCCCGATGGAGCGAAGTCTTCCTCTTTGTCGACGGTGGTCCTCCGGGCACGATGTATGACATCTATTGGGGAGATCCGGGAGTCGTGGCTCCCGAAGGCGTTTATCCGCCCGGCACGGGTTTTTCACAGGACTCCTTTACTCCCGGGGACGATGGTCCCTATCGGAACTGGAACTATATAACCGGAGTCACCGGCGGCGAGGCAGTCACGGCGGTAGTGTCCCCCTCCAACGGGGGGCCCGTCTATGTCGTGAACTGCTTCCTGGGACGTCCCCCGTTTGACTTCACCGCCGCGAAGGGCGCGAACGCGCGCGACGTGAGGATCACGTTCGTCAATCCTCCGGCGGGTAAAGCCATCACCACGAATTGGGGCGAACCGGACAGCGAAGACACAGGTTTTCCGGGCGCCACCTTCGCACAGTGGTCCTACGGCGCCGACGGCGACTACACGATCACGTGCACGCCCGAGGGCGGCACGCCTGTTCAGCATACCGTCACCGTTCCAATGACGCCTCCGGCATAAGGATCAGCAATCGTGCCCCAAGACATTCCCGGCGTTGTTCCCCCGCCCGACTGGCTGCTGGATATGGCCGCAGGACGCGAGATCATGGGCATCGCATCGCTGCTCCCGTTTGGCACGATGCCAAAGCCGGGGGACAAGCCGGTCTTTGTTCGGTCGTCAATCCTCGGCACCCCGATGGTTGGTGAAACGCTGACCGCCGATGTCGTGTGGCTTCCCACCGATATTCCCCTGGGAGATATCAATCTCCAGTGGACTGCGGACAATGCGAACGTGGGGGTGAATGGGGTCGCCACTCTGCTGTTGACGCAGGCCATGGTCGGCAAGCGCATCGGGCTTTATGTGGAAATCCAGAACGGCGCTGGATACGCAGACCTGCGAATTCCCGCCATTGGTCCGGTCGTTCCCCGCCCGGCCACCCATGCTCCGGTTTGCGTCACTCCGCCCGTGCTGGAGGGCACTCTTGTCACTCCGGGTCCCATCACCATCAGGGCGGGGACCAACGTGTGGGATGATCCTGCTGCGACACTCACCTACCTCTGGGGATTTGGCACCCTCGCCGAATTGGAGGACGACGAGAACTACGTCGACACGGGGGAGGTTCAGCAGGCCATCGGCTCGGGAGACACGGGGGGCTATTATCGTCTGCGCGTTGACGCGACGAACGCCCTTGGCACGACCTCCATCAAGTCCGCGGCATACGGCCCCATCGTTGCGGCATAAGGATCAACCATCGTGTCCCAAACCCTCCCCGGCATTCTGCCTCCGCCGCGCTGGCTCCTGGAGGAGTCCGATCAGTCGGACAAATCCTTGATCAGCCGCATCGTTGCGGGGGGCTCCACAACGGTTCGCTCCAACAGCGTCACGGTGGTCGCAGCATGAACCCGCAGCCCGATTGGATCAAGGAGTTGGAAGATC